AAAAATGCCTAGGGACAAGCGGGACATGTCCGGACATTTTAGGACATTGTCCGGACAGAATGACGGATTTCTGCGGTTTTTAGGCTTATGGGACATTTATCGGGACATTGGTGGGGCAGGGTACGGGCAGCGGGACGGACAGGACATCTCTCCTTAAGGAGATGTCCCCTTGTCCCGTTGTCCTGCGGGCGGTCCTGTACCTATTGCCAGAGGCTCTTCTCTGGGGTAGGATTTGAGAAAGTTTGGAAGGATATTTATGAGTAGCAAGTTTGAGATAGTGGAAGCTGAAGAGATGGATGAGCGTTGCCTAGATTGCTTTTTCTTTAAGCCAAGCCCTTCTGGGTCGCATGGCTTTTGCCGTCGCTATCCTCCGGTGTTCACGAACCTCGATGAGAATGGTCGACCGCGCTTCTGGTCGCCCGTCGTAAGCCCGCATGGTTATTGCGGTGAGTTTGAGGAAATGGAAGAGGGCTGATCATGCTGGCGATGAAGGTTGAGGCGAAGGGACTGGACGATATGTTCGAACAGTTGCTGCAAATGCCGAAGATCATCGAGAAGGCTGTTGTGGCTGCTCTGGCTGAGACGGTGAAGGATATCCGCAACGCTGAAGTCAACGAAATGAAGCGTGTCTTTGATGCGCCGACAAATTGGTTGACGAATGGTCTTATACAGGCCCTGCCGACTGGTCGGGATAGGGGCCAGTTTGGTGGCAAGCGTTTCGGGCAGAACTTTGGCAACGTCGGCGTGTATTTCGAAGATTTCCCTACAGGGCGTTCTCCGAGTGATGTCGTTCGCCCGCATATCTATGGTGGAACCCGTCGGAAGAAGGCGAACGAAAAACGCTTGGCGTCGATTGGTGCTTTTACCAGCAATGACCAGTTTGCTGTCATGGGTGCAAGCCAGCCGCGCAACAAGGAAGGCAACATCCCTGGCAGCGTTTACGCTCGGATGCTGTCTGATCTCGGTGCGATTGAAACGGCGATGCCGACCGACAAAAAGGGCAACCCTAAATCTGCCAGATTCTTTGTCATGAAGAATGAGAGCGGTCAGGAATATATCGCGGAGCGGGTCGGAGGCGATATCCGCACCGTGCTGGTTTTTGTTGACAAGGTAAATTACAAGGTGCGATACGAGTTCCACAAGGTGGCGCAGACGCAGTTCGAAGTGGCTATGCCTCGGCACCTTAATACAATATTAAAGCGATATATGATTAGGATGTAACATGAATGATAATTTGAACGCAGATAGCCCAAACCATGCTGTTGCGCTGGCGCTGCTAAACGATCTTATGATCGTACTGGCGAACGCCCACGCAACGGGGATGGAGCGTTACGACGATAAGGGTGAGGCGATCTATGATTTTGGCTTTTGGGCGAACGAGTGCGCAAAGGCTGTTGGAGTAAGAAAGGTCGCCTAACTAAAATTTACCGAGCGAACTGGACCGGCCATCGAGCCGGTCTTTTTTTGCCTCGTAAATCGTATGGGGATTTTGGCCCCTAAATCGTATGGGGGTTTTTGGCCCATAAATCGTATGGCCCTTGCTCCATAAATCGTATGGGGGGGGTGCCTGCAAAATATTGCTCCGGCTTGTAATAATGTTGCGCGCAATAAAATTGCCAGAGGACGCAATAAAGTTACAAAAGCCCTGACCCAGCAGAGGGGGGGCAGAATAGGGCGATCAGCAGCCCCGAAAAGCGGGCGAAATGTCCCCTCCAGAGCGCCCTATATAAAAAGGGGCTGGTCAATATGTCCGGTCTCGACTAAGGGAGGGGCAGGGCAGCGGTAGCTATGCCCAGATCGATTAAAAAAACGGAGTAAAAACAATGGCTTACAAGACTTTCACACCGAAACAGCGCGCAACAATTCAGGCTCTGCTCGCTGAGATGCGGCAAAATGCCCTGCTTTGGATTGATGTACCCATGCATGGGTCTGAAGCATGGGAGACAAGAGCCGATATGATTTTGGACTGCTCTAACGACTGGGACGTGGACGGCTCTTTTGTACCAGTGGCTGACTTCATAAAGTCACTGCGCGAGACTGTGCGCTATGGCCGCCGTTCTCAGGCTGATATCTTTGCTGCGATTAGGGGGCTTGGGTACTCAGTGAAGAAAACAGAGTACGGTGACTATCGCGTGGCTCCTAAGATCGGTTTTATCTCAACCAGCCGCGAGCGACAGAGGGCAGAAGAGCGCGCAGCCTATTGCAGCGATCTCGCAGAGGCTCTCGCCAATGCTGTTTACTGGGCAGAGGGCAAAAAGGCTGATGCTGATGCAAAAGAGCGCAGGGGTCTGATCGAAGCTTGGGAGCCACGCGCTCGCCAGATTCTGCAACAGAAGCGTCTCGCTTATGGCGATAGCTTCGCAACTGCTGAAGAGGCTGCAATGCAGGCAGAAGACCCGCTCTCTTGGGTGGAACTGATCAACGAATATGCAGAGGCGGAGATCGGCATCAATTGCAGGGGGCAATGGGCAGCAGATCATCATATCGAGCAGTCTGTGGCTGCTGTTGCTGTGGAGGGTCTTGAGGCTAAGGCGCTCGCCAACAGCCCCAGCGATGCAGGGGCAGCGGTCGCCCAGCTTGTAAAGGCCGCTAAGGCCGCTCGCTTCGCTCTGGAGAGCGCAGTCTACTTGCAGGGGCTTCAGGCTCTCGCCCCCGCTGCGCTCGATCTGATCGCTGCGCTGGAACCCTTCGAAGCTGACATTGATGTGATCGCACAGGCTCAGATGTCTGCCGCTGTTCTCTCTGGTCGCCCTGATCTCGCAGCATGAGCCACCCTCAGCCCCAGCATCCCCAGCAGTCGCTTTTGCCGCTGCTGATCGCAGTTCTCGCCTGCCTGATCGGCAGCATTTTAATCGGTAACTAGGAGTAAAAGACATGATCAAGAAAAACGAAGAAAAACTAGTAAAGGCTTGGGAGACGCTCTCTTACAATCTGGCAAAAGACCAGAATGAGGCTGCGCTGTACTGTGAAACAGAGGAGGGCTATTTCTTCACAACAGCCTCGCGCCTCAGAACTATTGAAAACAGGGACAATTTCGAAGTTGCTGGAGATGTCTGGTATCGAGTCGATTCTATTCCAACTGATGCAAGCTTTATCGGTAACTATTGCGAGCCTAAGAGCCTGCCCCCAGTCCCAGAGTATCAGGTCGCATTCACTCGCGTCTCCAGCAACGCCAAGACCGGCCCCATCCCTGTAACAACAACGGAAGAGGGAACTTGCCCCGACTCCTGCCCCCTGAAGAAGAATGGTTGCTATGCAGACAGCGGTCCTCTCGCCCTGTTTTGGCGCAGGGTAACAGAGCGCAGGGCAGGCATGGCATGGGGCGACATGCTGCTTCAGGTCGCAGCCCTGCCAAAGGGGCAGCTATGGCGACATAACCAAGCGGGCGATCTCGCTGGGCTTGGCGATAAGATCGATCGCTTCGCTCTCGAACAGCTTGTGAAAGCGAACAGGGGGCGCAGGGGCTTCACCTATACGCACAAGCCCATGAGCGACCCCAAGAACAGGGCAGCAGTGGCAGAGGCGAACAGGCAGGGCTTTACGATTAATCTGAGCGCCAACAATCTCGCAGAGGCTGATCAGCTCGCTGCGCTGGGGATAGGTCCGGTCGCTGTTGTCGTGCCGATTGATCAGACCACAGCCACCCAGACCCCAGAGGGGCGCAAGGTAGCAATCTGCCCCGCCGCGATCTCTGAGAGCGTAAGCTGTGCGACCTGTGGGCTGTGCGCTCTCAGGGACCGGAAAGCGATTATAGGCTTCCCTGCCCATGGGACCAGTAAGCGCAAGGCTGAGGCTGTAGCTAAGGGGGGCATCTGATGCAGGAGCAGGGTAACCTATACGAGCAGGAGCGCGCAGCTTATGCGCGAGCCTCTCGCTCTGAGTTGCGCGCAGTCGAGCGCGCTCTGTGCCTCCACCCATGGGCGAACAGCCCCCGCGAGAGCGCGAGGCTCTGGGCTGTTCGTGATCTCTTGGCGAAGGGGGGCGCGCTGTGATCGATCTCCGCCAATGGAGGGCAGCTACAGGCAGAACTCAGGTGGCAGCAGCAGAGGCTCTTGGGGTCACTGAGCGGCACTACAGGAGGCTGGAGACTGGGCGAGCGCCCATAACTCAGACGCTCAGGCTGTTGCTGGGCAAGCTGGGCGCGCTCACAGACTGAGCGATCAGACCGAAAAGAGAGAGGGGGCTTTATGCCCCCTTTTTTTATGCCCAGAGCGCAGCCTCTAGGAGCCGTTTTAAGAGGGGGGCAGGGCTTGCCTAGGTCTCAGGGCATGGGCGCTCTTTTCGTGGCTGTACGAGCGCCCAGCGCAGCCCTAGGGGCATATCGAAAACAGGCCCAGCCTGTGGGCATGTCCTAGGTTCTTCTGGCAGGATGGCCCCTGCGGGTGATTAGGAGTCCAATTCATTTCCAGAGAAAATAATTTCCGGACCTGATCGCGCAACAAAATTACCCGATATTGCGTTTTCAAATTTTTAATGTATTTCCAGACCTGATGGAAAAAAAGAACTCAACAGGCGGGATTATCATAGGATCGTCCTACGATGGGGCCCGCACCCGTAAGATTAACGCCGAGGCTGAGATCGCTGAACTGGATTTGGCGAAGATACGCGGCACCCTTTGCCTGACCGAGGATGTGGTCAAAGCATGGGAGACGGTGCTTCACGCCTGCAAGGCCAAGTTTCTGTCGTTGCCTACAAAAGTCGCTCCGATTGTGGCGAATGAGAGCGATGTCGCTATCATTAAGGACCATCTGGAGAATGCCATAAGGGAGGCATTGCTTGAATTATCCAACTACCAGCCTGCAATTGATCCAGTCAACACGGGGTCAGCTTCTACAGAATCTATCGCGGGCGATGAAGCGCCTGACGCCCCCGCCGCGCCTAAGCGTGGCAGAGTGGGCCGACCACGCAAGACGGCTGGACTCTCAAAGTAGCGCAGAACCTGGCCGCTGGATCACCGCTCGCGCCGAGTATCAGCGCGGCATTATGGACGCCTGCGCCGACCCGACCATTAAGGAGGTGGTGTTCATGTCCGCCGCCCAGCTTGGCAAGTCGGAGATGCTGCTGAACACAATTGGCTACCACATGGACCACGATCCATGCCCGATCCTAATGATGCAGCCGACCGTAGACATGGCGACGGCGTTCTCGAAGGACCGTATTACGGCGGGTCTGCTCCGCTCGACGCCTGCGCTGCGCGACAAGGTCAAGGACAGCAAGGCCAAGGACGCCAATAACACGACCCTACATAAGGTGTTCCCTGGTGGTGCCTTATCGCTGGTCGGTGCCAACTCGCCTTCGTCGCTGGCGTCTCGACCGATCCGCGTTGTGGTGTGTGACGAAGTCGACCGCTATCCGGCCTCGGCTGGCGAGGAAGGCGACCCTATCTCTCTGGCGAAGCGGCGCGCTGCGACCTTCTGGAACAGGAAGATCATTCTGGTTTCGACGCCGACCAATCGGGGAGGGAGCCGGATCGAGTCCGCTTATGAGGAATCGGACCAGCGAAAGTACATGGTGGACTGCCATGATTGCGGCCACGAACAGGAAATGGTCTGGGCGAACGTCAAGTGGACCGACGATAATCCGCACACCGCCTGCTACGTTTGCCCCAATTGCGGCTCAATCTGGGGCGATGCTGACCGGCGAAAGGCAGTATCGAAGGGTCGTTGGGTAGCAATGAAGCCCTTTAATGGCGTTGCAGGGTTTCACCTTAATGCACTTTACTCACCTTGGTCGGTGCTTTCCGACGCGGTCGAGGAGTTTCTGGCTGCACGGCGCGACCCAATGAGGCTCAAGACGTTCGTGAACACGTTCCTTGGTGAGACATGGGAAGATCAGGGTGAAGGGGTAGACGATTATGCTGTGTCGCAGCGCAAAGAAGATTATGAAGGCATTCCAGAGGAAGTGGTCCTGCTTACGGCTGGCGTTGACGTTCAGGATGACCGTCTGGAGATCGAAATTGTAGGCTGGGCTGCTGGTGAGGAAAGCTGGCAGATCGATTACCATGTCATTTACGGTGATCCGTCCAGCCCAAGTCTTTGGTCGAAGCTGGATGAGATTGTTCTGGCGACCTATGAGCATCCATCTGGCGAGCCTATGATCATTCGCTCGACATGTATCGACTCTGGCGGTCACCACACGCGGGCAGTTTACAATTACGCTAAGACGCGGGCGGGCCACAGGGTGTTCGCGATCAAGGGCGTGGGCGGCGAGGGCAAGCCGATTGTGGGCCGACCGTCCCGCAACAACATTGGCAAGGTGCCGCTCTACGCTGTCGGCGTGGATACGGCCAAGGAGTTGCATTACTCGCGGCTTAAGATGGATGAGGCTGGGCCAGGTTATTGCCACTTCCCGTCGAAGCGAGACGATGAGTACTTCAAACAGCTAACGGCTGAGAAGCAAATGATAAAGTACCACAAGGGCTTCCCGTCGCGGGTATGGGTTAAGACGCGGACGCGAAACGAGGCTCTGGACGTTCGGGTTTACGCCATTGCGGCGCTGGCTATCCTAAATGTAAATATGGATAGCATTGCCAAGCGTTTTTATGCTAACATGGAAAAGCAGAATTTGCCCGTTGAAGCGGAAGTGGAGAAGCCGCACCCGCTTGTAGCTGGCAAAAAGACTGCTCGGCGTGGTGGTTTTGCTAATAATTGGCGCTAAGAGGGGCAATGTCTAATCTATTCGACGAAAATAATGCTCCAGAGGGCGTCCCGACAAAGATAGTCGTTGGTGATTTCATCCAGTGGAAGAAGACCGCGCTGGCGACCAGCTACCCGCCTGCTACGCATTCTGCGACCTATGTTGCGCGGATCGCGTCTGGTCAGAGCGGCGAAATTCAGGTGTCAGCGATTGAACGCTCAACCTATTACCTGTTTCAGGTTAACAGTGCCACCTCTGCCGCCTTCAGTACTGGGTATTACCATTGGCAGCTTGAAATTGTCGAGACCGCGACCGGCAACCGCATTGTCGTAGAGCGCGGCGAGTTTGAGGCGATTGCTGATCTTGATAATAACGGCGCTGACCCTCGGACCCATGCCGAGATTATGGTCGACAAGATCGAGGCCCTGTTGTCTGGCCGCGCCGACAAGGATGTGAGTTCATATTCTATCCAAGGCCGCTCGATTTCCAAGATGAATGTTTCTGAACTGCTCCAATGGCGGGACTATTACCGCAAGGAAGTGGTGAAAGAGCAGCGTGACCTTGCTATCGAGCAGGGCAGGCCCACCAAAACCACAATGAAGGTGCGCTTCCTATGAGTTTGCTGCGTCAAATCCTCGGCTTGCCTGACAAAAAGCCTAAGATCGCCAAGCGTTCCTACCACGCGGCCAACACTGGTCGCCTTTTTGCTGACTTCATGTCATCCAGCCGGTCTTCAGATTCCGAATTGCGTTCTTCACTGGTGCTTATGCGCAACCGTTCGCGGGAACTGGGTCGCGATGACGTATATGTCCGCCGGTTCTTTAATCTGCTCAAGACCAATGTGGTCGGGGATAAGGGTGTTACCCTACAGGTAAAAGCCCGTAACAACGATGGCAGTCTGGATGTGATCGGAAACACGATCATCGAAAATGAGTTCGCCAAGTTTGGCCTGAAGGGTAATTGCACCCCTGATGGCCGCATGTCTTGGGTAGATTTGCAGAAATACGTCATTCAGGCGGTCGCCCGCGATGGCGAGGCGTTCATTCAGATCGTCCGCAGCAGCATTTTTGTCCACGGCATGGCTTTCCACCCGCTGGAAGCCGACATGGTCGATGAGCAGAAGAATGAACGGCTCAAGAACGGCCACGAAATTCGCATGGGCGTCGAGGTCGACCAGTACAAGCGTCCGGTCGCATACTATGTGAAGCAAAAGCATCCTGGTGATCTTGATTTTGCCACCGTCAGCGTGAACGAGAATAAGCGCATCGAAGCCAAGAACATTATCCATATTTTCGAGCCTGCCCGTGCGGGTCAGACCCGTGGCGAGCCTTGGTTGGCACCGGCAATCAGCCAGCTTAAGATGCTCAATGCCCACCGCGAGGCCGAATTGGTTGCGAGCCGTATGGCTGCGTCGAAGATGGGCTTCTTTACGTCAGAGAGCGGCGAGGATGCGCCTGCGGACGATTACGACAACAGCGTCCCGATCATTGATGCGGAACCTGGCACATTTCACCAGCTTCCCAATGGCGTCGACTTCAAGCCGTTCGACCCTTCGCATCCGGCGACTGCGTTCTCCGACTTCCAGAAAGGCATCCTGCGCGGGATCGCCTCTGGCCTTGGCGTGTCATACGCCTCGCTGTCAAACGATCTAGAAGGCACCTCCTACAGTTCGATCCGGCAGGGTGCGTTGGAGGAGCGTGATGCCTATCGTATGATGCAGCAGTTCCTGCTCGATCACTTTATCATTCCGGCGTATGCGGCGTGGCTCCAGCATGTGATGGAGTTCGGATACATCTCTATTCCGGCGACGCGCTTCGATAAGTTCTTCAGCGCGACCAACTTCCGTCCGCGTGGCTGGCAGTGGGTTGATCCGCAGAAGGAAATCAATGCTGCGGTTGAGGCGATGCACAACGGCATCATGTCGATGCAGGATGTTTCGAGCCAGTATGGCCGAGATGTCGAAGAAACCTTCAGCCAATGGCAGCGCGATCAGGAGATGGCGGCTCAGTTCGGTCTGGAGTTGGCGTTCCTGCCGTTCGGCGGCAATAAGGCCAGCAAGGGCATGGATGTGGAAGAGCCTGACGCGGACGATGAGGACGATACTGAGGATGATGTCGCTCCGACGCCACCGGCTCGCTCGCAAGAGGTCGTGGTCAATATCAAGCACGAACAGCCGGTAAAGAAGCGCATGGTCCACCTTGTCCGCGATGAGGATGGCCGCGTTGTCGGTGTTGAGGCGAAAGAAGAAGAGTAATGGCAATCGTAACCGGCCTCTGCGAGACATATAAGCGCGAACTGCTTGAGGGAGTTCATGCCATCGGGGATGACTACCGCATGGCGCTGTATGTTGACGGGGCGAGCCTTGGCGGCGCGACCACTCGATATGAGACCGACTTCGAGGCGTCTGGCGATGGCTATGAGGCTGGTGGGATGGCTGTCCCTAACATGCGGGTCGAGTCGACTGTGTCCGAATACTACATCGATTTTGACGCGGTTGTCTGGCCTCGCGTATCAGTTGAAGTTGACGGCTGTTTGATATATAACGCCTCAAAGGATAATCGGGCTGTTGCCGTGTTTAACTTTGGGGAAACACTTTTGGCGCGGAATGGCAAGATTGAGGTCGAAACGCCAAGTTCAGGAACTCGCGGCATTGTCCGCTTAAAATGAGGTAAAAAATGCCTAACGCACTTTATGATCCCTTTAAGCAGTCGCTTCTTGCGGGTGATACCAACTTAGACTTGGACACAAACACCGTCGCAGATGGCGTGTATGCGGCTCTGATCGACACGGGCGCTGGCGGCTATACCTTCTCCGCTGCACATCAGTTCTATTCGCAGCTTTCCGGCGTTATTGGCACTGACCAGCGTATTGCCAACCCGACTGTCACCAACGGTGTGTTTAACGGCGACGATGTTACCTTCCCAAGTGTTACTGGAAACAACGCAGAGGCGATTGTTCTGTACCGCCGCAATGCTGGCGCGAACACCACTTGGCGGTTGATTGCTTTTATTGACAGCAACGTCACAGGCCTTCCGGTTTTACCGAATGGCGGTAACATCACGGTGACTTGGAACAATAACGCGCCAGCGGGTATCTTCTCCCTCTAATATAGGTGGCTTAAATGCCTACCCGTAGGAGGGCCTAACTCATGGCTTTAGGCACACCAGTAGTAGGTGGTACTGCCTACTCGGCGTCGGGTGGCACTAGCGTAGCCGTACCGTATCCTACCGGACTTACGGCGGACACCGCTATATTCATGTTTGTTGGGCAAAAGCCTAGCAGAGATGACCGTAATACCATAAACACGCCTGCTGGCTGGACTTTAATAGACCGAATAGACCGCGTTGGCGGCTATGGGACAACCCTAGGCACGGACACGGGCAACACAAGTTTAGCCCTTTTCCAGAAAACCACTGTAACGGGAACAGAGACGGGTAGCCAAACGGTTACCCTTGCGGACAACAACGTAACGTGGGGCTTCATGGTCCGCGTTTCGTATGCGGCTGGGGCCACTGTTGAAGTTGGTTCTGCTAACGGGCAACGATCTACTGCGCCAACGGCTAACACCCCATTTGCGGTGACACTGACAAACGGTGCGACTGCGACGAACTTCCAAAACGGTGACCTTGCCCTTTGGGCGATGTGTATCCCAACCGACGTTACGACACCAGCGCAGTTCAGCGCACAGAGCGTCACCGCAACTGGCACAACATTTGCCACAGCCGTTGAACTTAACGAGCCGGACAGCGCCACGGGTAACGACATCGGTGGCTACAGTGCTTATGCTTTAGCTACTGCGGGTTCTAGCACGACTGCACCAACGGTGACAGTGACGCCGACAGGGACCGTCACAAACGTCCGTGGCCCTATTGTTTTGGCGCGGATACGGGAAATTGCTGGCGGTCCAGCCACACAGACCCTTACCCAGACTGCTCGGTTCGGCAATGGGAACACTTTCTTCGCCGCCACGGTTACCCGTGGTGAGGTAGCACTTACACAGACTGCTCGGTTCGACGAAGTAAATGAGTTCTTCGCAGCGACGATCACTCAGACTGGTGCTGACCAAGCACTGACGCAAGATGCGCGCTTCAACGAAGTTAACGACTTCTATGCTGCAACGCTTACTCAGACCATTCCAGCCCAAACGCTTACTCAGGATTCGCGTTTTAACGAAGTAAATGAGTTCTACGCGGCAACAGTCACAACTGGCGCGGTTAACCTAACGCAAGATAGCCGCTTCAACGAAGTCAATGAGTTCTACGCGGCCAGTGTAACCACTGGTGCTGTGGCTCTAGAGCAGACGGTTCGGTTTAATGAACTGAATGAGTTCTATCCGGCGACGGTCACCATCGGGGCCACCACGCTCACGCAGGACTCGCGCTTTACTAACCTCAATACCTTCTATCCAGCCACAGCCACCACTGGGCCGTTCAACCTTGCCCAAGGTACTCGTTTTGACAACGCGACCACGTTCTATGCGGCTACCGTCATTACTGGACCAGTCGCACTTACCCAGACCGCTCGTTTTAATGAGGTCATAGACTTCTATCCGGCCACGATCTCCATTGGCGCGACGAACCTAACGCAGACCGCCCGCTTCGATGAAGTCATAGACTTTTATCCGGCGTCGATCAGCCTTGGCGCATTCGGGCTAGTTCAGAATACGCGCTTTGACCTAACGACGGCGTTCTATTCAGCCACGTTGGCGCAAGGCCCAGGTCCGGCGCAGAACCTAACTGCGGCTCGCTTTAACAACACGACCACTTTCTTCCCTGCGACTATTGGCGATGGATCGCAGCAACCGATCCTCGGCGTCGGCGGCGTAACAAGACCCCCAAGGCGGTTCAAGCCATCGATTCTTTGGGAATTTGATAAGGTCGAGCCTGATGCCAGCGCATCTATCACACTGGCTGGGCTGTCTCTGTCTATTCAGGTCGGCGCTGTCGCAGCATACTCGCCGGACCCAATTGATGCGCGGGTGAGTGTCACATACACGCAGATCGAGGCGTACATACAGCCAGCGATCCGCACAAAATCAAGCTGGAATGACCCCACGGATGAGGAACTGGCATTTATCCTTGACTTTGCTTTAGATTGACCGTTGCTGAGATTTGTTATATTGTTGCGCAAAGGGGTAACGCTGTGGAAGAAAATACTGAAGTAAACGAAGAGGTTGTAGAAGCCGAAATCGTTGAAGAGGTTGTCGAGGAAGAGCGCAAAGAGGTAATCGAGCGCCGTTCTGCCGCCTTCGACATGGCCGTGCGCGGCGTCGATGAAAAAAAGCGCGTTGTCTCTATCGCTGTTTCCTCGGAACTGCCTGTTGAGCGTTCCTTCGGAAAAGAAATCCTCGTTCATGAAGCCGGAGCCATTGATTTGGATTTTCTGGCGTCGGGCCGCGCACCGCTGCTGCTCGATCATGATATGGAACGCCAGATTGGCGTTATTGAGTCTGTTGAACTTTCTGAAGACAGAGTGCTTCGGGCCAATGTCCGGTTCGGTCGCTCTGCACTGGCTCAGGAAGTTTTTCAGGATGTTGTCGATGGCATTCGGGGGAACGTCTCCGTCGGATACCGCGTCAACAAGATGGAGCGTTCCAAAGCGAATGGTGATGAATATCACGTCCGCTCCTGGAATCCATTGGAGGTATCCGTCGTTTCGATTCCTGCTGACGCGTCCGTCGGTGTGGGGCGTAGCGCGGCTGCTTTCGAACCCAAACCTACTGTTGAACCATCCGTTAAAAAGGAGTCCAAAATGGACGAAGTTAATATGGATGCGGTTCGGGCCGAAGCTGCTGCTGCTGCTGCCCGTAATGCCGCTGATATCGTCGCGCTCGGCGCTCGCCACAACAAGCGTGATCTCGCTGAAGCCGCTCTTCGCGCTGGCAAAAGCATTGAACAGTTCCGTGGTGAACTGCTCGACGTTATCGGCAGCGACAAGCCGCTCGAAAACGAGAGCATTGGTCTGAACGAAAAAGAAGTTCGCCAGTTCTCGGTTGTCCGCGCAATCGCCGCTCTCGCCAATCCTGGTGACCGTCGCCTGCGTGAAGCTGCTGCATTCGAGTTCGAAGCTTCGGAAGCTGCTGCACAGCGTTATGGCCGTTCGGCTTCTGGCGTGATGATCCCGACCGACGTTCTCGGCGTCTGGGGCCAGCGCGACCTTGCCACGACCACGGCTGCTGCTGGTGGTGCTACCGTTGCAACGAACCTGCTTGCTGGTGAGTTCATCGACGTTCTGCGTAACGCAGCTTCGGTGATGCAGGCTGGCGCTCGTATGCTTCCTGGTCTTCAGGGCAACGTCTCGATCCCCAAGAAAACTGCCGGTTCGACCGCAGCTTGGATTGCGACTGAAGGTGGCGCTGCTGGTGAGAGCGATCCGACTTTCGGTTCGGTCACTCTGGCTCCGAAGAACATCGGTGCTTTCACCGATATGACTCGCCAGTTGATCCTCCAGTCAACCCCTGCCATCGAAGCACTTGTGCGTGATGACCTGACTCAGGCTCTCGCACTCGCAATCGACAAGGGCGCTCTGGAAGGTACTGCCGCTTCGGGTCAGCCGCGTGGTCTGCTTAACACGGTCGGCATCAACAAGCCTGCCAACTTTGCAGCCGCTGTTCCGACCTTTGCTGAAATGGTTGCTCTGGAAACGGCTGTTGCCGAAGACAACGCACTGTTCGGCAATCTGGCGTACATCACCGACGCAGCTACCTACGGTGGTCTGAAGACCCGCTCGAAGGACACTGGTTCGGGCATGTTCGTTCTGGAGAACGGCGAAGCCAACGGTTACCGCGTGATCCGTACCCAGCAGGCAACTGCCGGTAACGTGTACTTCGGTAACTTCAGCGACATGCTGATCGGCATGTGGGGCGGCCTCGACCTGACGGTCGATCCGTACACCGCGTCGAACACCGGCACCGTCCGTATCGTTGCCTTGCAGACCATTGACGTTGCAGTCCGCAACGCAGTGTCGTTTGCTTGGAATAGCGACGGCGTATAATAGATGTTGGGGAGCGAGATTTGGAAGTCCTCTCGCTCCCCGACTTCACCGGAGGTTGTTATGCAATATAAATGTATTCGTGGCGTTGTTTCGTCTGAAGGCGTTCTCGCCGTTGGTGACATTGTCACTCTCCCTAGCGATGAAGCTGTCATGCTCATGGCTGCTGGCAAGCTGGAGATTGTTGGCAATGAGGTTCGTGTTGCAGAGGCTCCGGCCATTGAGCATCGCGATCCCGTAGTGGCGCGCAAGGGCCGACCGCCCCGTGCCGATTGAGTCATCTCTTGATATACTCGATTTCTTCGGGTTGGATGATTTTGCAGACGCTGCCACTTACACCCCTGTAGGTGGTAGCGCCTCTACTATTCAGGGCATCTTCGACAATCCGCAGGCAAGCCGGAACGCCACTGACCTTATGGATGTGACGATCCCTGCGCCGCAGTTTGTCTGCCGCACGGT